GGACTCAGAGCCACTCGATAGAAAAGAAGAGACATCCTATGACTTTGAAAGTAAAGAAAATTTTACTAGCAACAACAACAAAAGGTCTATCATATCAGACTTAGAGGACTTGGAGAATGACTAAGGATATTGTCAAAGAATACGGAGATGTTCTACACGACCCCTCTTATATAACTGATACAGAATTGTGTGTTATACCAGTAAGTCCCAAAATTGACATCGCGTTGGGGGGCGGCGTTCCAGAAGGCTCACTCTTTATCATGACTGGTCCCGAGAAGGTCGGCAAAACCGTCACGGCCCTTACCTTTTGTGCGAATGCGCAGGCCATGAACAGGAAGGTTTATTATGGCAACATAGAGGGTAGGTTAAGGAAGAGGGATCTAGAGGGTATCGTCGATCTAGATATGAATTCAGATAGTCTGGAAATTATTGGCTCTACCCAAGGAAACATTTTATGTGCGGAACAATATCTAGGAATCTTCGACAACCTAATTCACACACAACCGGACTGCATATGTGTTGTGGACTCTTTCTCTGCCCTCTCAAGCGAGTCTGAGCTTACTGGAGACCTTACAGATACTCAAGTAATGAGTGTGCAGAAGGTGCTGGCTAAGTTTTGCAGGAGAATCTCGAACGTTCTTCCAATCAACAAAGTCACCGTTGTTGGAATAACACACCTTATGGCGAACGTTTCTTCTTTTGGAAGGGGCAAAAAAAAGGTAGAAAAGTCTGGGAGCGCATTAAAATATCAAGTAGACGTTAAGCTGCATGCAACGCACGCCCAGCCCATAATGCAAGGAGACACCCAGATAGGGCAAACAGTGAATTGGCAAGTTATCACCTCTGCCATTGGGGCGCCCGGCCAAAAGGTTGCGAGTCACATTAAATACGGGCGTGGCATATGGAAAGAGATGGAGTTGGCAGATTTGCTGGTAGATTTTGGCCTTGTAGAAAAAAGTGGGGCGTGGTTTAAGTTGCCGAACGATGAAAAGATGCAAGGCAAAAATAATTTGGCAAAATATCTGGAGGACAACCCAGAGGAATACACTAAGTTTGAATCGGAAATTTTTTCTATGGTAGGGATTGAAAGGTAAAACAATGATAAAAGCGATTTTTACGACTACGTTAATTTTCTTGGCAAGTATCGTTAATGTGATTGCCGAAGAGCCACCCATTGCATCGGGACCCCCAGTTAATGGAAAGGAAACCCCAGAGTCTATTGCGGGAAGGCTATCTCAACACTTGCAGGATGTTTCCGTTACGGTCAAAACATCAAGCGGTGAAGGCTCTGGCGTTATTGTTACGCGAGTCATGCCCCTCACCACATCCCCTCCCGGCTTAACGGTGAAGGTAAACTTTGTGTGGACGGCGGCGCACGTTGTAGACGGCCTGCGTTCGGTTAGAACAGTTATCAAGGATGGCCAGTCTAGAAAGGTTGTTGAATTTAAAGACGCACAAATCGTTCAAGAATTAGTGGAGGATGGCCGTCGTGTTGGTGAGATGAAAATGGAAGCCAAGGTCATAAAGTATAGCGATTCTGAAAATGGCGAAGACCTAGCCCTTCTAATGATCAGGAAGAAAGGTTTTATTGACAAGTCAGTCATCTTCTACGGGGCCGGAGGCAAGCCTGTGTCCATCGGCACAGAGCTCTACCATGTCGGCTCATTACTAGGCCAAACTGGCTCGAATTCTATGACGAGAGGAATTTGCTCACAGGTTGGCAGAGTTCTTGACTTGGGAACCGGAGACGGAGTTGTCTTCGATCAAACCACAGTCACCGCCTTTCCGGGGTCTAGCGGAGGAGGCGTGTTTTTGAGCGAGAGGTCTGGGGATAAGGCCGGTCAGTATATGGGAATGCTTGTTCGCGGGGCTGGTGAGACCTTCAATCTTATTGTTCCGATTCGAAGAATGCGAGAGTACGCTAGAAAAGAAGGTATTCTCTGGGCTATCGATACAGATCATCCCGTCCCCGCCCTAAAAGAAATTTCTTCTATGTCTATAGAGGGTCCAAGGTCTCCTACCAGCAGAGGGACAAAGACCACAAGAGATTCTGCTAAGTTTCCTGTGCTTCCTCTTCGACTGGAGGCTCTTGAGGGTACAATAAAGAGGTAGACCGTGAAGATCAGGGACCTAGACGGAGAAATCTATTCTTGGAGGATAGCGGGTCATTTGGCTCACGCGAATGAGAAGCGACCTAGATCCAAGCTACACCTTAGTGCCCGCAGTCTTCTGAGAGAAATTTATCCTACGGTTCAAATTCTCGAAGAAGTACCGTTTCGACTAAGGAGGGGGCAGTCGGGGTTCCTCGACTTTTACATCAACACCATCAAAACCGTCATAGAAGTCCATGGCTCCCAGCATTACACATTCAACAGTCTTTATCACAATGGAATTCAGGACTTTGTTAACCAAAAAAAGAGAGACGCTGCGCTTGTTGAGTGGTGTGAGCTAAACAATCTTAATTTTATCGAACTTCCTTTTAATGAAGGCATTGAGGAATGGAAGCTAAGAATACAGCCTCGGAACAGCTAACAAGGATTGACGGGGTTCTTGATGAATATGAACAATCTCTGGGAATTCCTCCTTTTGCTGACGAATTTCACGACGACTCTGCAAAAAAATATATGCTGCTGTCTCGCGATCAAATAGAAAAACTAACCCCCTCGGAATGTGCAGAGGCGGCACTTCTTCTTGGAGCCCTTTCTTTCCACATGCAACGAGCGTACAATAGGGAGGTGGCTCGCGCTAATTGGGCCAAACAAACACTTAGGTCAACGGTTGCGGGTCGAGAACAGTCATACAGGGGTTCGTGGGAAAGCCAGTTCAATCAGGCCGTAGGAGAAGATAGCTATACCCGCAAGGTTATGCAGATTCAAAAGTATGCTCAACAAAGAGCGGATCGCCTGACGTATTTAGCCTCCTCTATTAAAAATATAAGCGACATATTTTTAGCCGTCCAGAGAACAAAGGTAATGAAGCATGGATAATGATAAAATAGAGACCCTCCTTTCTACCCTTTCTCCCGAAGAGATCGACCGGCTTTTTGTTCTACTTCAAAAGTCATCGGTAACAACTCGAAATACTAGAAAGAAGAAAAGAAGAGGGAAGGGCAAGCGCAAAAGGCGGCAGAGAGAAGAGGCCCGATCAGCCGAACACGCCAGCCCAGAGAAAGGGGGGTTTTTAGATGGCCTCGGCCTAACCCCTACAGAGAAGGAAGAGCTTTCAGAGGCATCTGATTCTGATAAGAAGGCGGGACGTGATCAGCCCTTAGAACATCCAAGAAAGACAAGAAGGGCTGCGCCATTAGTGGAAGCTCGGTGTAGAGTTTGTGGCACCAGCAGCCTTGTTTCGAGCAGTCTTGTTCCACTAGAATCAGAAAGATTTAAGTGTAACAAATGTGCCTGTAGTGCAGGATAAATAAGGAGATATATTGTGAATAAGTTAATGATAGTTCTGGTATTGGCTGTAGGTGGTCTTGCAGGGCAGAATGCGATGGTCTACAAGGCCCAGCTAGAAACCCAAGAGAAAATGCTAGAGACCCAAGAGCAAATGAACGGCCATATGGAAGACTACTACACTCTTATGAAATCGGACAGTGGTCGCCTATATACAATTATGGACACGCTCATTAGAATATTTCATTACGCCAAGCCACACAAGGAGCCTGTATGGACTTGTACAGAGTGTTCAGAAATTCATGATCGCGTTAAAACTAATGACATGGTCACTATCTCAAGAGACCAATACAAAAGACTTCTAGAGTACGAGAAGGCTGACAAAGAAAAAAAGTAAGGACCAAAACACACATGATTTTATCTGACGCCCCTGCTGAAAGGGCGGTTCTTGCCGCCATTTGTCGCTATGGTTCAGAGGCTTATCACGACGTTGCTGATATTGTTGATGAAAAAAGCTTTACCATAGAATCTAACTCTATGATCTATGCGTGCCTAAAGCATGTCATGGACAAGGACATCACCAAATTAATAGATCTACCTACAATCTTATCCGGTGCAAAAGAGATCGGCCTTCACGGATTTGTCTCAGACAAGCAGGAAATACAGCATCTCGCTGCCGTAATGAAGTTTCCGGTAGTTCTAAAAAACGCTAGACAGTTCGCAGGCAAGGTCCGTAAGCTGCAAATTGCACGGATGATGCACGACCAGTTGGAGGTGACCAAGGGGCAGTACCTAGAGGTCAAGGGGGACGAGTCCATTTCCCATATCTTGGGTATCGCGGAGGAGTCCATCTTTGACTTTACAGGACTCCTTAACGACACTGAAGACTCTCCCAAAAAAGTTTTTGGGGACATTGAGGGCAGGCTTGACGAGCTCTCAGAAAGCCCCCTAGATCAGGTTGGAATCCCAACCGGGTTTGATAGATACGACTTTGCAATCGGAGGAGGCTTGAGAAGGGGCACTGTGAACGTTATTGGAGCACGCCCCAAGATAGGGAAAACTCTTTTTGCTGAAAACGCAGGCATATACATTGCAAAAGAGCTAAACATTCCGGTGCTAAACCTTGACACGGAAATGATGCGTCAGGATCACCAAGATCGCGGCATGGCCATGCTGACAGAAGTTCCCATTAGCGAAATTGAAACGGGCCAGTTTTCCAACAGCGCCTATAAAGATAAGAAACTTCGAGATATGGCCAAAGAGGTCCGAGATATCCCCTACTACCATAAAACGATAGGCGGAAAGCCCCTCGAAGACCAACTATCAATTATGCGTAGGTGGATCTCTAAGGAAGTGGGGCTTAATCACCAAGGCAAGGCTAAAGATTGCGTAATTGTTTATGATTATTTGAAAATCATGGACGCTGCGGAAATCAAGGGCGACATGAAGGAATACCAAGCACTTGGTTTTTTAATGACCTCCCTTCATAACTTTGCAATTAGATACGAGGTTCCTATTCTGGCCTTCATACAGCTTAACCGAGACGGTATAACAAAAGAATCAACGGACACGGCCAGCGGCTCTGATCGTATCGTGTGGCTTTGCAGCAACTTTACCATTTACAAGAGAAAGTCTGATGAAGAGATAGCGAAAGACGGTCCAGAGCACGGCAACAGGAAGCTTGTACCCCTTATTGCTAGGCACGGAGAAGGTCTTGAGGACAAGGACTATATCAACATGAAGATGATTGGTAAATACGGCCAAATTATTGAGGGTCAAACAGCTTTTGAGCTCGAAACCGGCGTCTCAACCGCCGCGTCCGCAGACACGCACGATCACCAATCGGACATAGAAAATGACGACATCCCGTTCGTATAAGTATGACGATCAAGGGAAGCTTAATTCCCTGACTAGACTGGCCGCCGAATATATTGATCAAATTTATGATTATTTTGACATACGGTACTCATACAAAAACGATATATTAATCAAGTCAGAATGCTTTATACACGGCGGGGACAATCCGACTGCTTTGAACTTGTATTATAACGGAGATATCAGAGTCCATTACAAATGCAGAACACAACAGTGCGAAGACCATTTTGGGTCGTCTTTAATTAGTCTCATACGAGGTGCCCTTTCTAGGTTCAAATATAAATGGAAGACTCCAGACGACCGGGAAGCCACGTTCAATGAGGCGGTAGAATTTTTATTGAATTTTTTCAACAAGGATTTTTCTTCCGTCAGTTCCTCAGACTTGGGGGATTTAGAAAAAATAAAATTCTGTGGAGTAGTCAACGGACTTGAAAGGCCTTCCAATAAGACAACTGGCATTACCAGAGAGTTTTATAGACAGAATGTTGAAATTCCATGCCAATATTATCTTCAGCGCGACTTTTCCATAGAGGTTTTAGACAAATTCGATGTGGGCACATGTAAAAGACATGGCAAAGCCCTGTATCAACGAGCCGTAACACCCATATACGATGAAGATGGCCAGACCATTCTAGGGTTCACGGGAAGGAGTATTTTTCAAGAATGCAACAAGTGCAAGCATTATCACGACCCCGAAAAAGAGTGCTATTATTTTCCCAAATGGAAGCACACGGCGGGGTTTCAAAAAGAGAACTGCTTGTATAATTATTGGAACGCCAAGAGGTCTGTTCTCGAAACCGGGGTCATCATAATAGTGGAGTCTCCCGGAAATGTGTGGCGTCTGGAAGAAGCGGGAATTACTAATTCGGTCGCGATTTTTGGAACAACACTAAACCAAAATCAAAAAAAGATTATCGATGAATCGGGAGCCCTGTCAATAATTTGTATTCTGGATAATGACGAAGCGGGGCTCAAGGGGTCCCAGAAAATAACGGACCAGTGCTCCAAAATGTACCGTCTTTATTTTCCCTCTCTGGAAACTAATGATATTGCAGAAATGAATGTTGACAAAATAACTTCTGATATTAAACCCATAATCTCTAAAATAGAAGGAACATTTCTATGAGCGGAAACCCCACAAATAGTCGTCCACAAACAGCAGAATATAAGCCTTCTGAAGAGGCTGCCTCCTCGGAACCGTTGGCCATAACGGCAATGAGATCACACTTCATTGCCCGAAGAGACAGGGCGATGGCCAATCTAAGCAATTACATTATAACCCCTGTGGGAGTGGGAGAGCATCCCGACACTGTAGAAGAATGCATAAAGCTTATTGAAGAAATAGATCATGCAGACAGCGTTCTTGAGACCATTCAAAGGATCTGATAATGACACAGATTATAGGGTTTGCGGGCAGGAAGCAGGCGGGAAAAGACACGGCTTGCAATTTTATCCTAGCTGTTAAGCTAGCGGAGCTTGGAGTTTGTAAAAGCTCAAGACTTACAGCAGAGGGGACCGTAGAAGTAACTGATATTCTTGGTGAAAAGGTCGATGGCAGGGAGTGGTTTCCCTTGGAGGCTCCTTTTGTGGATGTAGAATCGCTATTTGAAGAAAGGGTTTCGCAACATGTAAAGATATACTCTTTTGCCAACAAACTAAAAGATCTTGCAGTTAGCATTCTGGGCATTGAGAAACAACTGGTTTACGGAACAGATAAAGATAAGAACAAAAAGACACACCTGAAGTGGGAAAACATGCCTACGCCCAACGAGCTTAAGGGACGGATGACC